AAGAGGTTTGCGGTTATGCCTCATTCCAGCTTCTGCTAAACCACGGTGTTGATATGCCTTATGAGCTTTATATCAAGCAAGGTGGTCGTTTGCAGGATCTAAAGTGGGACATTGATCACGAATGGGCTGAGGTTAAAGATGCCTAAAGTCATAAAAGAGATAGAGGGGTTCACCATTGAAAGTGGTGTCCCCTTAACCGACGCATCTAAGTCTAGGGACAAGTGGGCGAGGCTAGTTGCAGGGATGTCTATCGGAGACAGCACTGTTCTTAAAAAGTCAGGCGATGTTGTTTCCTTTAGAATGATGTGCAAAAAGCAAGGCTTCAGTTGCAAGTCCAGAGCTATTAGAGACGAGCATGGGATATCAACCCCAGACGTCAGAGTTTGGAAATTAGAAAATGAAGATTGAAATTATATCAGATGACAGAGTTTCGTCGGAAGGTAAAAATTTATCGAGGGTCGCTTGGGAGCTGTCAAGGTCTCCCGACGACACCACTCCATTAGACACAATCCTATCTATCGACGCACCAGTCAACGAGATACCATCTATTGTGATGAGTGTTGAGTGCACGATATTAGAGCGAGAAATATTCGCCTCATTCAGAGACCACGTTATGTGGGCAAGAACCTCTAGAGTTGACGCACCTTCTGAGTTCGTTGTTCCGGAATACTTTCAGTTGTCGGAGATGATGGACGATATTGTTTTCCTAAAAAAGAAAATAGACATAGATATGAAAGCAGGCATAATACAAGACGAGTATCGTCTACACATGCCTATTTGCGCAATGACTTCTTTTACGACTAGGTTGTCTTGGCGAGGATTAATAAAAATTTATAAGCTGTACAAACACCTCTCGACGATACATGAGTATTTTGCTATCGGTAAGGAAGAGCTCGACGAGAAATTCCAGTGTAGTTGGTACGAAGAAAACTATAGCTATGTCGATCCGATACCTATGCTAAAAGAGCATGAAAAAACCAGTGGTGTAATTGGACCAATAGTTACTGTGTGTCAAGAAATGACCATTGGCTTGAGAGCTCAGGTTGTTCGCCACCGCAACTATACAATCAAAGACAACCTTATGGAAATAATAACTGCTGAAGATTGCTGGACCAGAACGCTTGGCGATAAAATAACAATATCAATATCGGCTGAAGTAGATTTTTGGAAAACAGTTGTTAATAAAAGGCAGTGTTGGATTGCTCAGTATGGTATCTGGAAAGACATTATAATTGCTGCACAAGAATACATAACTATCGGCGAGCAAGACTTGCCATGTAATAAAGGCTTTTGCCCTTATACTAGGGATGCCGAGCTGAGGCATACCGACGACGATCCTGGAGCACCTTGCCCCATTCATAGTGACTTAACCTCTACACCCATTGACCCAAAGTACATGGACATGGTGCGTATTGAAGCAAGTTACAGACCTGCCTTTTGGCAAAAACATATAGATAAACTGGAGGACGCATAATGACTATGAAAATTTATTTGGCTGGACCATTCTTTAATCCTAAACAAGTCGAAACGATCGAGGCTATCGAAAATGAATTCGATAAGTATGGCTTTGATTATTTCTCACCTCGTAAAAGTGGTGGTGTAATATCCCACCTCTCACCAGAGGACAGGACTAAAGCATCTAAAGGAATTTACGACAGCAACATTTCCGCAATGATTGATGCTAATGTTTTATTTGCTATTGTAGATGGCAGGGACACAGGCACAGTTTACGAGATGGGATATTTCCGAGCACTTACCGATCACTTTAAACTAAAAAGCGAAAACAGCACAGCTGAGAATAAACGCTATTCAATAACCTATACCAACGAGAACTTTGGTCTTAATATTATGCTGAAGGAAAGTGTTGATGCACATATCATTGGTGTTGGCGACCTGCAAAAGTTCGCAGGACTTTCTGCTAGAGCTTGGGACAGACCTCAAGGTCGTTCGATGTCTGCTGGAATAGACTGGGAAGACCACGTTGGTCGTAGGCAAAAGATCCTAGAGCAGTTCCAGAACTTCAACCCAGATGTTGAATAATGGATATTGTAAAGCTATTCAGCGTTTCTCAGGGAATGTCTGCGATACAAAGGTATTCGCAGCTCCACCTTTTAAAGAGCGAATCAGTAATGGAACACACAGGCTTCGTGTGCCTCTTTACCTATACTTTGTGCGAGGAGATCAATTCGGTCTCCTCTCCCAACGATAAGCTAGATGTCGGGATGGCTCTACAAAAAGCAATCGTGCATGATATCGACGAAGTTATAACAGGCGATATACCACGACCAACTAAATATTACAGCGAGGAGTCTGTTGCTGTATTTAAAAAGATAGCGGAAGCTGGCATTGACCAGATAATTAATGAGTTGAGAATAAACAGCAGGAACATGAAGACCAACTGGGAACAGTCTAAGGCTGGAAAAGAAGGTATGATTGTTGCGTTGGCTGACCTGTCCTCGGTAATATACAAGCTCTGGGAAGAAATATTAATGCTTGGCAATAAGAAACTTTTCAGGCAAGCTAATGAAGTAAAGAACTTTTTAGGAGACTTTCAGGCTAAAATAGCAGATGGCAATTGGTTCGACCCAGCCCAGAAGCACATTATTGATATTGCTTTAGATCAGCTTTATACAATACTCAATGAGATTTCAAAAGCCTCCGAACCAATACACGGAACATTTAAAACATTCGAAGTCGACACAATGGTACACCACAGATAAAAGGAAAAAATATGGCACATCATAAAGAAAAGTATAGTCAAAATTTTGTTAATAGAGTTCACGAGATGAAAGCTGTTAAATTTACAAATGAAGAAATAAGCAAAGAGCTAAACATAAAAGCACCAGCTGTTGCTTATATTCTTAAAAATCGATCCTATGTAAAGACTTCTCCTATGGATGTTGTTTTAGAAGTTTTCCATGAGGAAGAAGCCAAGGAGAGCATGCTAACTAAAATTAAAAGACTGCTAAAGTTTTGGTAAAAATAAACTTTATTGTTTAGCCGAAAAGGTTTAAAGTTTTAATATTGAGAAAGGAAGCCGAATGAATATTTTTTACTTGGACACTAGTCCAAAAGAAGCAGCTATGATGCACTGCGATAAACATTGCGTTAAGATGATACTCGAGACTGCGCAACTGTTATGCACTGCTCACCGAGAGCTAGACGGAGACTATTGGTCTGACGAGGTTGGCTTGTATAAGTCGACTCATAAGAACCATCCTTCAGCAGTTTGGGTTCGGGAAAGCTCCGAACATTATTGGTGGGCACTAGGTTTGTTTGTATATCTATGCAAGGAATACACAGCTCGCTATGGTAAATCCCACAAGAGTGCGGAGCTTATGCAGTTGCTTTGTATAGCACCCATGAACATAGAAGAGATTGGCTTCACCGATCCACCCCAGTGTATGCCTGATGAGTATAAGTGCGAAAATGCAGTAGAGGCATATCGGAGCTATTACTTAGGCGAGAAGATGGGTTTCGCAAAGTGGAACTATAGCCCAACTCCGGAGTGGACCTATGCTTAAAATAAGAGGAAATGATTTAGAGCTTAACGACAAAAAAGTTGCTAGGCTTTTCGACCTTAATACTTTTGATAGAAGAGACCTAGAGGATCTTTTTGACAAAGCTAATAATTATAAAGATGATGTACGCAGTGCATATGAGAGAGGGAGAGACGATGAGTGATCTTAAAACAATCGGAGACGTTGCTAGGAAGCATCGTAGGAATAAGTCACCGATAGATTGCATGGAGGACGCTCTAGAAACTTTTAAAGAACGCAATAAAGTTTATGGTGATAATTACCATCGTCATGGAAAAGTAATGATGGCTTTATTCCCCAAAGGAGTTACTCTTGATAATGAGAAGGAATGGAACAGGTTCGGCATTGTAAATATGATTGTTGCAAAGCTAACTCGCTATTCCGAGAATTGGCCAGGATCGCACGAGGACTCAGTCCATGATATGGGTGTTTATTCTTTTATGTTGCAGTCCTTAGACAACGAGGATAAAGAATGATTATATTCGATCTTGAAACAACAGGCTTACCAAAGGCTGAAGGCTCCGACCTAGACCTACAACCTAGAATAATTGAGTTCGGTGCTATAAAATACAACGACGCTCTTATCGGTAAAGGGGAAATGCGGGAGGAAGCAAGGCTTGAGTTTTTCTGTAATCCTGGACACTTGCTCGATCCTAAAATAATAAAGATCACAGGCATAACCGACGACATGCTAAAAGACGAGAAACCATTCATAACTAAGGTCGAAGAGTTGACGGACTTTTTCCTAGGAGAAAGAGACATCGTTGCCCACAACTTGCCATTCGACAGAAAGGTTTTAAGGTTCGAGCTAGAAAGGCTGGACAAAGTTACTAAGTTCCCTTGGCCACCCAACCATATCTGCACAGTTGAGATAGGTCAAAAGGTCTGGGGCAAGATGCGTAAACTGGGTGATATTTACGAAGAGTTATTCGACGAGAAAATAGATGGTGCACACCGATCTATAAATGACGTTGAGGCAACTGCAAGAATTGTAGACTGGTACATAGACAGAGGAGAGATATAATGACAATAGCATTAGCAGGTTTCGTTATTAGCTATATAATCGTTGCGGTGATTATGTAATGCTTCACATAAGAACACGCACCGAATACTCTTTCCGTAAAGCGTATGGTCCAATTGCAAATATCATAGAGTCAGATGGTGGTGATGCAATAGGCATTGCTGATGCTGGTACGTGGGGGCATGTTCCCTTTAGTAATGCTTGCAAAAAGGCTGGAAAGAAACCAATATTCGGAGCCGAGATCGCAATTGTGATCGACTCAACCGATCGCTCTAAACAGACAGCAAACATGATGGCTTTTATTGCTAAGAATAATGAAGGACTGTCCGAGGTTTATGAGCTTGTTACAAGAAGCACGAGCAAGGAAAATTTTTATTACTTCCCAAGACTAAGTTACTCCGACCTGTTCGATATATCCGAGAATGTAATTATCCTCAGTGGCACACACCCAGAGTGGGGACTGCTTCCTTTGACCAGAAAAGACGATCTTTACATAGAGATAAATCCAATGAGTTCTAAAAAGGCTCTAGAGTTCTGCGAGAAGAAAGGCTTCAAGCCAGTAGCAACCTCCGACAATTATTATCCTAAAGTTTCCGACCGCAAGGCTTACGAGGTTCTGGTTGGCATGAATAGGATGGAACGAACCAAGCCTATGCACCTGTTAAACGAACACGAGATGCTAGACTGCATTCCTTGGCTTCCAGACGAGGCGATAGAAAACACCTATAAAATAGCAGACATGTGTAATGTTGATCTGCCTGTTGCTCAGATGATATCATTTACACCTGAGAAAACTTTAGAGCAGATGTGTATAGATGGTGCTCCGGAAAGAGGAATAGATTTAAAAGATCCTGTTTATAAAGCTCGGCTGAAAAGAGAGCTCGATATGATAGAGCTAAAACAGTTCCACGATTATTTCTATGTTATTGCCGATATGATTAATTATGCGAAGCAACATATGTTGGTTGGTCCAGCTCGTGGATCTTCAGCTGGTTCTTTAGTTTGTTATTTAACAGGCATAACAGATGTTGACCCTATAAAGTTCGACCTTTTATTCGAAAGGTTTATTGATGTTACTCGTGCTGACTTGCCTGATATTGATATTGACTTTCAGGACGACCGCAGGGAAATGGTCTTTCAATACCTGAGGGATAAGTATGGCTCCGAGAAAGTTGCTCACCTAGGAACAGTCAGTAGGTATAAAGCCAAGAGCACAATAACCGAAGTTGCCAAAGAACTAGGCATTCCATCTTGGGAAGTTAATGATCTTAAAGGTGCAATAATTGAGCGGAGCGGAGGAGACGCTCGTGCTGCGATGTGCATCCTAGACACCTTTAATGACCTAGACATCGGCAAGCAAGTTTTGGCTAAATATCCGCAAATGAAAATAGCAAGTAAAATGGAGAACCATGCTCGCCACACAGGAGTTCATGCTGCTGGGATTATTGTTACTGAAGAGCCTGTGAGCAAATACTGCTCGGTGAGTGCTCAAAGTGGTGCTGCTCAGATAGATAAAAAGGACGCTGAAAACTTAAACTTGCTGAAGATAGATGCCTTGGGACTTAGGACGCTATCTGTATTGCAGGATGTTTTAGATCAAGTTGGTTGGTCTAGGCAAAAGCTCGTCAGCTTTCCTTTAGAAGACGAGGAATCATTCAAGATATTAAACGACGAGAAATATGCAGGTATATTCCAGTTCGAAGGTTATGCCCTGCAGTCATTAACGAGGCAGATGAAGATAGCGAACTTCGAAGATATTTGTTCTATTACTGCCTTGGCTCGTCCTGGACCATTAACCTCAGGAGGCACAACCCAGTTTATTAAAAAGAGAACAGGTGCGGAGCCTGTTTACCATTTCCATGAAATGACTAAAGAAGCAACCGATGTTACTTATGGCATTGTGGTTTACCAAGAACAGGTCATGACGATAGCTCGTGAGGTTGGCAAGCTGACTTGGGAAGAAGTGTCTCAGCTCCGCAGAGCTATGAGTAAGTCTTTGGGAGAAGAGTTTTTCGATAGGTATTGGCAAAGGTTTAAGGTTGGTGCTGAAGAGAACGGATTAGACGAAAAGAAGTCTCGGGAAATATGGGATAATATTAACACGATGGGATCTATGGCTTTTAACAGAAGCCACGCAGTTTCCTATGCAATGGTCAGTTATTGGTGTTGCGTTTTAAAAAGTCGCTATCCTTTAGAGTTTGCTGCTGCTTGCCTCCGGAATGTTAAAGACGACGACCAAGGTGTAAAGCTATTGCGGGAAGTTGCTCGAGAAGGACTAGCTCATAAACCATACGACAAATTCAAGTCTGAACTTAATTGGTCGGTGCAGGATGGCGAGCTTATCGGTGGTCTTATTGGAGTCAGAGGTATTGGTCCAAAAATGGCTGATGATATTGTAAAACGCAGGGAAATGAAGCAACCTTTAACACCTCGCCAAAATACCCTCCTAGACAACGGAGAAACGCCATATGACGACATCTTTGAGTGCGACCGCAGGTTTGGGCATATTAAGAAAGATCCAGCCTCACACAGCATAAAAACTAAGATAACAGATATCCACGACCTAGAAGCTGACAATCCTGGAGAGTTCGTTGTATTCGGTAAGCTCGTCGAGAAAAACCTAAGAGACTTGAACGAGGCTGTAAACTTAGCCAAGCGAGGAGGTCGCAGAGCTGAAAACCACAACCTATGGCTAAACATGAAGTTCGAGGACGACACTGGTCCAATATTGGCAGGAATAGACAGATTTAAATATCCCAAGCTCGGCAAGCCTATAGTTGAGGATGGTAAAATTGGCGACTGGTATTTGCTAAAAGGTAAAATAAACAAAGGTTTCAGGAAATTAAACTTAGAAAAGTGGCGTAAACTCACNTAAGTGATTGTTTTANATAGTGAAGAAAACGCTTTACTTCTNTGGTNNNTNGAGATAGAATACTTATATTGATTGAGAAAGGAAACAAATCATGAATAAGCACAACCCTAAAACTCGCCAGATCATTTACTGCGACACAGGCATCCACAGAACTACATGGTGTGGACCATTTTCTGTTGCGACTGTAGCTGGCATCGAATACGAACCAGCTTACCAGACTTTGCGCAAGATCCGTGGCAAGCGTCATTGTAAAGGTGTTAGCAATAGCAACATAGCAGTGGCTTGTAAAAAGCTCGGTCTAAAAGGCAAGTGGACTCACCTAGAGAAAAAGCGAAAGCTGAGTAAGTTCGTTCCGGAAAACCTAGAGCAAGGCAAAGTTTATATTATTCAAATTACTCGCCACGTTTTAGTTATGGACACTCGTGACTGGACTACAATCGACAATCAGGTTCCTGAGTGGAGAGCTATGGATGCTTCGCACCACTGGAGCAAAAAGCTGGTTCATGCTTTTTACGAAGTTGAGAACCCTAAGTTCGACAGCCACTGCGACGATCAATTCACTTTCGATTTCGATCTGGTGGCGTAATGTTAGAAACAGCTCTCATGTGTCTAGCCTTGAACATATACTTCGAGGCTAGATCGGAACCGATACAAGGTCAAATAGCAATAGCCGAGGTCACTCTTAATAGGGTGGCTTCTGCTAATTACCCGAATGATGTTTGTTCAGTTGTTTTACAAGACAACAGTTCTGGTTGCCAGTTTAGTTGGTGGTGCGATGGTAAGTCGGACAACCCTAGAGAACACAGCTCCCTACGAACCTCAAAAGCAATAGCAGAGCTTATGCTAAAAGAAGGCGAATATATCAGCGTTGTTGGAGAAAATGCTACACACTACCACAATAATGAAGTTCACCCATACTGGGCAGACGAACTGCAAAGAATAAAGCGTGTCGGTAAACATATTTTTTATAAGGAAAAAAGCGAAGAATGGTTGCGTCCAATGGCGAGACCCAAAAAACTTTTTGAGTAAAAAGTTGTAAGTCATTGTTTTTAAATGAATCAAAGTTCTTTACCTTTCTGTCACATTCAGATAGAATACTTATATCAACTGAGAAAGGAATAAATTATGTCAATATTTTTACCAGTCACTTCCGCAGGATACAACAGACCTTGGACCAAGGAGCAGATCGTTGCTCGTGGAATCCAGAAAAGGAAATTTGCAGCCCAGCAAAAGGCGAGACTTATGGCTCCTGAAAATAAAGCTAAATTCAACGAAGTCAATCCAGGACTTATAGATGCTCTTAGAGAGTTGACTTCTTGGAATAGCTTTGCTGCTTCTTTAGTAGAGCAGTTCGACGATCGTGGTTCGCTTTCCGACAAGCAGACTGGTGCTGCTGTTGCGATGCTTATGAAGGTAAAAGCCAACAAAGCTAATAGAGCTGAGGCACCTAGTGTTGATCTTGGTAATGTAGTTGCTATGTTCAACAAAGCTCACGAGGCTATCAAGACACCTAAGTTCCGTTTTGAGGACTTGGTTATATCTCGTGCACCCGACACTGGTGCTAATGCTGGTGCGTTATATGTTAAGGCTGATGGTCAGTATGTCGGGAAGGTTAAGGAAGGAAAGTTCTTCGGCATTCGTTTTACACCCGAGGACACGCTCTCTAAGCTCCAACAGATAGCCGAGAGCCCACTTTCCTCAGCTGTAGCCTATGGTCGCAAAACAGGCACCTGTGCGTGCTGTGGTCGTGAGCTTACTGTACACGCAAGCATCGAGCGTGGCATCGGACCAATATGTGCAGAAAGGTTCGGACTATGAGCGAGGAAAGAAAACATGGCTCCCCTTATCATAGGGGGAGCATGGATGCTTATTATGGTCGCAGACCTATACCTCACATCTGGCTGGATAGCATGGGAAGAGAAAGAGTTCCCGAGGAGGAAATGACCGAAGCCCAGATTAAAGATTACAACAAAGGCTATGACGAAGAAGATGATCGGAAGGACTGGGAATGAAAATAACTAAGGCAGATTATGGAAAGTATTTAGTCATCAAGTCAAAACTTGGTGGCGATACTTTTGAAAAACTTTCAACTCTTCCTGGATTCAAAAGATGGGTTGGGAGAGATCTGTTGTTTGATCCTACTGGTGCGAACATTGATAGGATTCACAAGTTCTTCCCAGATGCTGTTTGGGATGAGTCTGCTTCTTCAGAGCTGGATAAATATATCGACAACTTGAAAGCAATGGAAGAAAACATTAAAATGAAAAAGTCTGAGCTTCCTAGCAATGACGATTATGATTTTAAAACTAAACCATTTGAACATCAGCGTAAAGCATTCTACATGAGCCGAGACAAAAAGGCTTTCGCATTATTGATGGAGCAAGGAACAGGCAAAACAAAAGTAATCATCGACAATGCTGCATACCTATACGGCAAAGGTGAAATAACTGCTCTTGTTGTTATTGCTCCTAATGGTGTGCACCGTAATTGGTTGAAAGAAATAAACATCCATATGCCAGATTGGTGTACAAACAAATCATTCTATTACACCTCTGGCCTCTCTAAGAAAAGAATACAGGAGTATGAGGCTGTCTTCCAAAGTGAGAACAATCTAAGAATATTTACATTTAATGTTGAGGCTTTCACTAGCAACTTAGCACTAAGTTATATGCAACAAATATTGGTCAGCAACAAAGTTATGTTGGTTGTGGATGAAAGCTCTAGGATAAAACGTCCAGGAGCCAAGCGAACTAAGATAATAACAAAGTTCGGCAAGCAAGCTGACTATAAAAGAATAATGACTGGTACTCCTGTAACCAAAGGCCCAGAAGATGTTTATTCACAGTTCAAGTTCCTAGACCACCAAGTCTTAGGATATGACAGCTTTTATTCTTTCCGTGCAAGGTATTGTGTCATGGGAGGCTTTGAGAACAAGCAAATTATATCTTATCAAAATGTTGATGAGTTGACAAGAAACATTGAAGGCCACAGCTTTAGAGTTTTAAAGAAAGACTGCCTAGACTTACCAGACAAAATATATCAACGTCATTATGTAGAGATGACTGCCAAGCAAAAGAAAATTTACCAAAACATGAAGAAGTCTTTTGTCGCAGAGCTTGAAGGCCAGATGATAGAAGCTCCTGAAGCAATTACACGTTTGCTAAGGCTTCAACAGATACTTTGTGGTTGGTTCCCTAGTGAAGATGGAGTCTCACAAATAGATGAGCAGAATCCTAGAATTGAAGCCATGAAAGAGATCCTGAGCGACATTGACTCTAAAGTGATAATCTGGGCACGTTTTAAAGCTGATTTAAGAGCCATAGAGCGTGCGCTTGGGGAACTAGCGGTAAGTTACCACGGAGATGTTTCAAGTGATGCTAGAGAGGTCGCAGTTGACCGTTTCCAGAATGATCCTAAGATTAAATATTTCATTGGCCAACCTCAGTCTGGTGGAATAGGCTTGACACTAACTGCCGCAGATTATGTTATCTATTATTCCAACAGCTTTGATTTAGAACAACGGATGCAATCGGAAGATAGATGTCACCGAATCGGAACTAAAAACAATGTTACCTATATTGACATTGAGACTCGTAAATCAGTCGACAGCAAGATAATACAAGCATTAAGAGAGAAGAAAAGCCTTGCTGACATTATAACTAAAGACCCAATATCATTATTTATGTCGGAGGACGAAAATGAGTGAAAAGAATTTCTGGACGCTAATAAGAAATAATTTGCCTTTAACTATGTATCGTGTAGAGAATAGAGTTGCTCAAGGGATGCCAGATGTGCATTATATAAGAGAAAACAACTCTGGATGGATAGAATTAAAATATGTTGATAATTGGCCAAAGAAACGCTTCGTCAGTGGATTGAGATTAAACCAAGCAATGTGGGCAACTAAATATGTTTTGAATGGTGGCAGGAGCTGGGTGTTGATTCGTGTCGGAAGAGACTTCACAATTCTTGTAAGTGGGAATGATTCTAAACAACTTTTCGATAGACCCTCTAAAAAGAGATTAATTGAATTTTCTTCATGGAACAAACAAGGGAATTTAAGCTCTGAAGACTGGAAAGAGCTTGCTGATAAAATTTCACTTCCTTAGAATTATTTCTTCTTTTCGTATGATATAGAAGTTTTGTTTTTTGCTTTGCCAGAATATGCATTGAATCCCATGAATGCAGCAACAACGCCAGATGCAGCAATAACATATACAGAAGCAATATCAGTTATAAGTGTGGCTGCTTTGTCGAAGCCTAAAACAGAAGCAAGAAGAATAATAAAAGGATAGATCAACATCCCCATGAGTGCTAGTCCTGTGAATCTGCGTTCAGCGTTACGTTTCAGGTCTTGGTCAATTATCTCAAGCCTCCGATCTTCCAACTCAAGTTTATTCCATTCGGAGCGATCAATGCTCCCGTTTGAATCTAAATCTGCTTTATCGAACTCCGACATATTGACTCCTTGCGTACTGCACTGCGATATTCTTTTCACGAGTTATTATAATGACTTTTTCATCCTTGTCATATACAACATAATTTTTGCCTCTTTGTACTAAAATCACTCACCACTTGCCTCGCTGATTTCCTATGAAATATATAACTCCTCCTGCTATAGCGATTCCGACCACTATAATTATTGTAATAATTATAGCATTGATCAAGCTGTCTATAGCCTCTTTTTTTGCATAAACCAGCTCTCGTTGTTCTTTGCGTTGTTGTGCCTCTATGGCAACTATTTCTCTCCAAGCAGAAGGCCCATAAACGAAAGATATGTACTCTTTTAGCTCTTCCCTCATCTCCTTCAATTTTTGTTTCTTTGTCCAGATCTCAAGAGCATTAGACTGTGTGTCAGAAAACATTTTATATAGAGGAGGCTTTTTAGATTTTTGTTCAAGGAAGTCTATGTCAGCAGAGGCTTTAGCGAATTGAGAAATAGCACCAGTGAAACTAGAAATCTCCTTGCCGACCTCGCAAGCCTTTTTAATTCCCTTATATGCCGATGTGGCGAGTGCTATTGCGGAAACAGGATCAATCATCTACCTCAGCTTTCAAACAAACAACTGCTACTCCATTGTGAGTTACCATCACAATTGCTTTTTGCTTTTGTTGCTCACAGATAGCTTGGCTTTGATAAGAACCTAGTTGAAAATAATCAACTGGCTTGCCTGATATTAGTTGAAGCCAAACGAGAAACCACACATCACTGTGCCACTGCTTGTTGAATTTTTTTGGCTGTTGCAGGGCTGACTGTGCTAATCAAACCAGTCAAAGCACCAGTTGCTGTAGGATCAACAACCTCACCAACACCCTCGGTAAGTTCTGTTGTTGCGACAACTCTCGGTTGAGAACCAGAAACAACATTTATGGCTCTTCTAAATGCTGCGAGCATTGCATCTATCTTAGTTTTATCAGTAATTGCTGATTGTATTAAATCAGCGTCTTCTGAAATAACTAGCTTTGCAATCTCTCTATATTGATCATTCGTAAATGGAGGCTTTTTGTTTCCAAACATCCTAGAAATAATATTTGCAGTTGCCCCGATATCCAAACCATTTGAAGAAACAACTCTTGTTGCATCAGCTACAACTTGCCCAACACCAACTCTATCCCCTCCAGCAATCCTTTCTGCTGATGGTGATCCTCCAAATACTTTCCCAGCTGCAACTATAGAGCTGCGAGCTTTGTTTACCTTAACGAGAATGTCTTCTATCAACTCTCCAGGATAAAGGATTTCTAAAATCTCTCTTTCTTTTTGATTTATTCCCATGTCCATGTCTGATAGCTTTGTGACTGTCCCTGTTGCAGAAGTTGTTTGGCTTTTGTATTTTAAAGAAGAAGCAGCACCAGCTCTCAAGGCTGCAATAGCATCTTCATCTCCCGCAGCTGTAAGTTTTTGGAAAGCGACGGCAAATTCTTCTGGGTTCTGGCCAAAGACCTTTTTGCCAAGATCGTATTGCTTAACAGCATTATTTATTGTTGCCCATCTTTGTCTTGTAGCTTGCAGGGCAGGGGAAAGGCCATCAATAACTTCTTTTATTTGGTTTTCATAAAATTTCATTGTTCTAGCTTTGTCTGGCTTCTTAGCTGCATCAGTTTTAGCATCCATAAATGCCCGTTTTACCAACTCACCTTCTTTTAAACTTAAAGAACGAGTGAGTTGTAGTTTTGCATTTTTGCCTTTTCCGACCATTTTAAAAATAGGCTTTAGACCATTTTCGTCTAGCTTTTTATTTATAAGATTTCTAGAGTTTCTGCTTGCAGTTGCAAGCGATAGAACAGCATCGTCTATTTCCTTGAATGACTGGCCAGCAGTTGAGTCCCATATTGCATCATATGCTTTACTTTCAGCTTGCAATAGCTTCTCAGAATCATCAGAGAATGTCTTGAATATATTCCCACCTCGGGATTCAGGTGCTAGATCATTTTGCAAAGACTGATATAATTCGTTAATAAATTTATTTTTCCTGCCGATAATAGCGTCTCGGATAATTGCTTTTCCTGGGCCTGACTTATATGCAAACGACGCAACCCAAGAAGCAGCATCCTCAGACATCTCTGGTAAGATTTCTCCGTTGCGAATCCTTTGGATTACTTCTTCAGGAGTGCCAATTTCACTGTCATTAATTATCCTTATCAACTCATCTTCTACTTTTTTGCCTGTTTTGCCTGCTAAAGTTCTCCTGACAGAATCTATAATTGGTGCTGCTAATTTTTGAGCAACAATAGACAAACCAGCAAATGCTGGATTTAATACGGCACCTGTTATTGTAGATGTTGGTGTGTCTGCAGCACGAGCAAAACCTTCTCTCTCAGAGTCTCCAGCTCCCATTAAGAAGCCTTGCCCAGCACCTACACCTACAAGCCTCATCCACAACGGCACACTTGCACCTAAAGAGGTTCCACCTGTAAATGGAGCTCCAATCAAAGACGCAGCAGTGGTTACTGCCGCAGGAACAATAGCACCACCAATTTCATATTTTAAAGAACCATCTTTAGAGCGTGCTGAATCTAACGCTTCTCTCTCTTCTGCCAAGGCTTCGTCATAAGTAACATTAGGACTAAGAGCTTTCACTCCTGCAATAGCCTCATCTGCGAAATTAAACAATAAGCCTGTTGCAGTTAGCCTTGCTCTATCTGCCATTGTAAGGCCTGACTCGGGATCAATATCTTCTGGATTAGCAACATCCAGCCCCATCTGTGATAATATTTCTGCTTTTATTTCTTGTTTTGTTTTCTCACCTGCTGGTGCTTCAACATGGCCATCTACATGTCCCATCTTAATTTCCCTCTTCTCGCAGCTTTTTTAGCCTTACTTGTTCTTGCATAAACCTAAATTGATCTACAGTATATCTAGACTCATTTTCTGGCCTTGCTGCATCAGCTTGCATAAGGCTTTCTATGTTCTGCCAAGTGAGATTCTCCATAGTTTGTTTAAACAAAAGACTTTGCCCAAGCTGTGATTTTGCACTTAGCTCGTTTGCATATAGCTGTGGATTTATAATATCATGTACAAAAGGAGTTCCATTTTCATTGACTCTTGTCGGGTCTTCTATTGTTAAATATTTTTTTGCATCTGAATAAATAGATCCGAAAGCATCCCCCGACTCTGCGATCATTCCTTTAATAACTTCTTCACGCAGCCTTTGTTTGTTGCTCATTGTTCTCTCGCTGTCACCAACTTGTGGGAAATATTGTTGCATATAGCCTAAATATTCACCGTCTGAAATGGCTGCACCAGACTCTTTCCGAAGAGCTGCAGCTGCAAAATTACGGGAGGCTGCATAAAACTGCTGACCTTCTTCAGTAAGCATTGTTGTTCCGAACCAGTTTGAGAAGTTGTCAGCAACAACGTCTTGGAAGTTTGGCACATAGCCTGTCGCAAGAGTATTTCTAACAATGCCTTCTGTGAATAACATTCTTTGGCCATAATTTGCAATTGTACCAGATGGCCCCCACTCACGAGAAGTCTCCTCTAGGATTGTTTCAGGATCAAAGCCTTCTGGTATTGGCAGACCACTATTCGATAAATCAATTCCTGCTACTCGTCTTTTTATCTCTCTTCCTTCTGGAGTTTTCTCAGTAATTATTGTTCCTTTAACTAATTTTTGATAGTCTTGAAGATATTCTAGTTTTTCAGCTTCGCTTACACTGCTTGCATCTGCGTTAATCAAAAGTCCAATTCTGTTGACATTAGCCTGAAGCCTTTCATAAGCAGATCCTTGTGCTTCTTTTTTGGCTTCTGCACCAACAAGGTCTCTTACTAGCTGATATTGGTCTGGGTCTAAAAGCACATTTCCAAGAGCGTCTGTCTGTGGAGTGTAACCGAGCTTCTCAGCTAAACTGGTTAGATTGGTTGCAGACACATTGTATGCTTTAGGTGCTTTGGCTCCACCAGTGGTTGACGAGCTTCTGTCTTCTTCTACACTTTTAACACCTTCTAGCTCTTTTATAGCAGCAATCTGACTAACAGGAACATAATCTTTTTTAGTTGTACCATCATTCATAGTTATAATAATTGATTTGTAAGTTGTCGCACCAGTGGTTGATGATGGTTTAAGAGCTTTGGCGAGGGAAATAGCAGTTTGAGGTTGAGAAGCATCTATCTTACGGTTGTAATCACTAATTTCGTCTAGATAATCTGCGGCAGATTGAGTTGACTTTGCTGCAGCTCCGAAAAGAGTTGCCCCTTTCTCGGAAGAATTTACTGCTAAATCAGTGAAAAATTTAAAAGCTGCTTTTGCTGGATTAATTTCCATTCTCTTAGGCCTTAATGCTTCAGCCAATGCTAGAGCTTCTTGAGCTTCTTTTTTGCCTCCTGCTACAGTCTCAAGAGCAGAAAGAGCACCTTCTGTGAAGAGACCTGAATTTTGATTGCCTGCCCCATATATCATGCTTTAATCTCCTCAACTATTTTTTGTATGCACCATAACCAGTGGCAATCGCTCCAGCAGTTCCAAGAGCTTGACCGAATATACTTGGCCCTGAATCCGTCGTTGCCCCTAGTTTGTATCCGAAGTTTTGTTGCTGATATGGAACACCTTGCAATGCACCTAATGCAAAATTTAATCTTTCAAATGCTTTGTTCTCGTTCTGCAGCTCTTCTTCTCTTGCTATATCTAGAACTGCTTGATCAAGTCTTCTGCGAGCCTCTCCACTTGAAATTAACCCTCCTGCTGCAGCTTGTTGCAAGCTCTGAGTTAATGGAGCGAGGTTCTGGTAAGCTGACATCTGTTGGACTCTATTCGCCTCGTCAGACTGATAACCTGCCCTAAGAGTGTCTTCAGCTGCGAATCTAGAAGACCTGTCAGCATCAAATTGATTTCTCCTCATTCCTTCTGTATCAAAACGAGAAGCTCTGTCTGATTCGTATTGCCCACGCATAACATTCTCAGCATCAAATCTAGCACCACGGTCTGTATCAAATCTGTTCGCTGCGAATCCTAGACCCTCAGCTGCAGCTCTGGCTCGTAAATCAGCAGCACCCATAGCACCTTCTGAACCTATCATAGCCTCAGATATCCCTAAACGAGATCCACCAAAGGAACCTGATCGAGCAGCATTAGCACGAGTTTGCATTTGGTTGCGTTGCGTCTGGCGCTCTAACTCTCTAACAGATGCGTCTTGAGCACCTTGATAAATATCTAAATAAGGCTGTGCATTTTCTAAACTAAAATCACCTCCCAACAGATCGTCTCTCGATGCACCTTGATAGTTGCCCATCAACTGGTCATTAGTCATCCCAGAGTAATCATCACCCAGAAGTTCACTTCTAGTTGCACTGTCGAAACCTTGGTTTAAAGTTCCTGCGACACCTTCAGCTTTATCTAAAAATGGCTGAAAGTCTCCAGCACCATCTCTTATGATTTGCGCAGCAAGTTGCTCATCTTCTGTCAACAAGTTCCCGTCTGGACCATAGCTTGCCAACTTATCAATACTTGAAGCCACTTGAGGAGAGCTTGCCAGACCAACAGACTGATCGAATAAAGCTCTACCACCAGCACTTACCCATGCAGGGAGGTCAGTCGTTGAAAAAGTTTCACCATACTCAGGGAGCTGCATCGTTGTTTGCGAACACATTGAACCGCCCATTTAATTACCCTCCGTGTATAAAGAACCTGTCTTTACAAAACCAAGCCTGTCAAAGAACTTATCTTTCCTGTCGATGTCCCCAGAATAATAATGCCCTAATTTGACTTTCATCTTAATCTCTTTTCCAATTTTAATAAAGCACTTTACTAATTTAACTGCTGCACGAGAGTTTCTCTCGTCTGGATAGACATAAAACCAAATATCAGACAAGTGTTTTTCTTCAGACCACCAATCAGAATTTACCATACCACCTAATGAGCCTAAAATTTTCCCTTTGACTTCTGCAATAATAACTATGCCTTTTTCCATTGCCGATTTTATGACGCTTAATAGCTTGTTCTCACTAAGTGGCGAAGCAGAAATTTCAATCCTGCTATACATATCAATTAACATTTTATGTATCTCTGGAACATCCTCTGGCACAGCTCTCCTTATTATCATTACATGCTGCCAAGAGCACCCATTTGTGGTGGTGCAGCTTGTTGAGTTTGCCCACCAACTTGAGATATTATTTGATTTAATTCAGGAAGCAACTTCATCATTACTCTTGCGACTTCTGGAGTTATAGCAGCATCAAGCATTTTAAGCTCTGATGGATCCATGTTAGATATGCGAGCAAGTAAAACTGCGGCGATCTCTTCAGAAGGCTGCATTAATCTTGCTTGAGCCTCTGGTGGCATTTGTTTTACAGGACTTTGCATATTCGCACCTTGCATGTCTGGCATTGGTGGTCGCTCGCCCATTGCATTCATTTCCATTTCTTCAGCCATGTTATATCTCCTTTTGATTATAAAGAACTGACCAGTCCGTTTCTTTACAGAATAAACCTAGAGACCAACAAACAGGCTCGAAGATTTTTCTGTAAACTTTACCTAAATAATCAGGCTTTTCTGTTTCGCCATATATATAGGAAATCTCATTTGCACGGTGTAGAACAATATGCTTCCAAAACTTAACATATTTCCCTTTACGCATTTGCTTGACCATCCACAAAGCCCACAGATGATATCCATTAACATGAGCTGGAGTCAAATAGTCTCTTGTAAATTTATAGTCATTAATTAATTGTTTCTTAGTTATTAGTCCTTGATTGTGTAATTCATTACAAATCACTCTACCACCAACTATACTTCCTAGAGCACCACCAATAAATCCACCAATCGGACCACCAATAGCTGTTCCGAGGAATTTACCAATAGCACCAGCACCTGCTGACTTAGCAGCTTTTACTGGGTCTTGGCCTAAAGCAAGTTGAACAGCAAAGTTTCCGAAAGCTCCCCCTGCCGCACCTTTTAAGTTTTGGAAACCAGCGTCTGTTGTAGGATTTATTAGTTCAGTAAATCCTAATCGTTCTCCTGTTGCTGGGTCTAACATCAAG